GGACCTCGTCCTTTTTCCGTAAAAATGCGGATGATGAGGGCACCACGGGCATTGTCCACACTGCTGGTTAGCGTGGGTTCATTTGTAATACCGAACGTGATGTTGATCCGGACGTACTCGGTGGTGGTGTTGGCGGGCACCGCCGTGATGTTGTCAAAAAACACTGGTACAGCAGGGACCAGTGAGTTGAACGCGGTGAGTAGCGGGTTTTCCAGTGCCGCCCTTATTGCTTGGTAGTTCATTCGAATGCCCGGCGCAGTGCAGAATCCATTTCAATACGGACAGCTCTATCTAGTTTGGCACTTGCGTAGTCCGCAAACCAATCAAGAGGTGCTGTGCGACTGGAGTTAAGACCTTTATTGCCCCCACCGGTCTGCCCTCGGGCGCTTACATTACTACGCGGACCTTCTACTTTCCACTTACTAAGGCCTAAGGCAGTTTGAGGTGTAGCTGTTTTACGCCGGGCATAGTATTGACGGTCATGCTCTACAGCGTCAATAGCCTCCAAAGCGTGCGGTGCAAAATTTGTAATCGTCAGTAATGGGTCCTTAAAAATTTGACCAGCTACAGCCTCGCGTCCAGTAACCAGCGGCGCTTTTATAAGTTGCGGTTCTCCTGAAGACCCTGTACCTCTAGATACCGTAGAAGCTGTACTAATTTGCCACGAATTAGAAAACTGGCCGCTCCAGCTGGGGCCGGCTTGTTGTAGTTGACGTACAACACGCTCGGCGGCAGCACGTTGTCCGTTGGCAACAGTGGTGCCAACGATTTTGTCGATGTCTACAAGGTTGCGACCACGACGATCAATGAAACCCTTTAATGCTTTACCAAAACCCATTATTGGGGCCTCGCAATCAAAGTGTGGAGGACTGGGTTGTCGCCTCGGTAGCTGGTGATGGCGATGATCTTGGCTTCGCGGGTGGCGCCAGCTTGGGTGTATTGGATGCGGTCAGCCTCGGTTGGGTAGTACGTTCCAAGCTCGCTGTTGCCGATAATGACTTTGAGATCGGTGGTTTGGTATAGACCTTCTGATTCGCGGGGCGTAAGGCGCGTAATCACGCCTTTCAGGGTGACATTGGTGTCGGCGCCAGTGACATTGCCGGTGGTGGGGTCGTAGGTGCGGGGCGTAGTAGTTTTGATGTACGTGATGGTTTGGCCCCAGTCGGCAAGGATGCCGGCAGGGATTGAGGCAAAAGTGTCGTCAATTAGGCTCATGTCAGCCTCGGAATAGACGGACGGCGTAGTTGGCTGCGCCACCCATGCAGTAAGGGCCGAGGTAGGTCTGGAGCCATGGGTAGACGTCAAAAACGTTGTTGATGACGCCGCTGGTTTGTGAAGTTTTGTTGTACTTGACGCGAAGTTCGCCTAGCTCCACTTCGTCGGGAATACCAGTTGTGCCGGTGGTGCTGGTGATGGCGTCGGTGTCGTTGGCGAAGGCCCGTGCTAGTTCATAGGTAGCGACCTTGATATCATCCGGGATCAGGGTGCAGGACAGGTCGATGCCGTCAACTTTGTACTCGTCGCGGGGCCACTTCAAGGCTTGAGTTTCCGTGCAGCGGTCGCCGTAAAAACTCAGGGCATTGATCCAGCGGGTGGAGGAGATCAGGGCGCGGTTCTTTTGGTCGTCAGTTTTGTCAGTCCAAGTGGACGAATTTGGAACTGTCTCGAAATAGGTGTTGGCAGCCGCCAGCGTCACATACGAATTGGCTGAGGCCCCAGCCAGCGTTGCATCAATGGTGGCGGCCACGGCTTAATACATCCTTTGTTTGAGTCTAGCGTCAGTCTTGGATTTCCTTGTTCTGGGGGAATTGTTAAGAATTACAGCGTGATAGACCTGTATGCCGGATAGCTCCAGGTCGGCGTGGGCTTCGGCGTGTTCGCCGTAAGGGACATCAATGAAGGAGCGGAGGCTATCCTGTAATACGAAAAGCCGAACTGTTTTCATGACTGCGCGTAAAGCTGCTTCTGCTGGTGTCAGCCTAGAAGTTAAGGAGGTGGTTGCTCCAGATCCCAATAAGCCTCGGGAATGGGCTGCGGTGGCTAAAGAGATTCGACAGTTGCGGGAATCGGGTGCGACTGTGCCTGAAATCTGCGAGAGACTGGAGGTTTCGTATGTGCTGGTTAATCAGCTGATTTTGCAGTCGTACAAAATGGTCGTTGACTCAAAGTATGTGTTTGAGCGCCAAGAGAAGTTGCGGTTGGGGATTGATTGACATAAAAAAGGGGGCTCCGAAGAGCCCCTTTTGTTTGACCAGTGCCGATCAGTAGGCAGTGGTATCGAACGGGGTGTTGACCAGCAGACGGCAGATGGGCACCATTTTGGTGGTGGCGAACACGAGGTTCCAGTTGCCGATGGTGGTCAGGTTGGCGTTGGTGGGGTTGTCGGTGCCGCTGGCCCACTTGGTGCCAGTGATGTGGAAACCATAGTGGTAGTCCACAGCAAGCACATCCTGCATAGACAGGATGTTGCGGTCGGCAGCCAAGCGCAGATCCTGTTGGATGCCCTCGCTCACCACGCCAGATTTGAACAGGTACACGGGGTACTTGCGCTTGTGGGTGGCGGTGCCGCTGGCCAAGAAGGTCAGCTGATCGTCGATTACCACGCGGAGACCCGCGAAGTAGGCCACCTCAGTCTGGGTGATACCCACACCACCACCGCCCCAGGTCACGGCACCTGCGGCTGCAAGAGCAGAAGTGCTGAAGGTCAGCATCCCCACTTGCTGCAGGTAGTAAGCAACGGCGGAGTGCATGGCGATCGAGTCAAGCTCGTCACCGCGCTCGCCCAGCTTGTTCTTGGCCGACACCACATTGGCTACGTTCAGATAGTTGGTGTCGGTAGGAGACGCGCCACCGGTGGCATCCAGTTGGTTGGGGCCAAGAACGCCAGTACCAGCGATGGGACCAAACAGACCCAGCAGTTGGGATGCGAGGGTGGTGGTCTTCAGCTTGTTGATGGCGGCAGTCAGCTGGTTACGGACGTGAGCCAAAGGATCAGCGCCAGAGCCCAGTTGGCTGAGGTCGTCTGCGGCGTAGGCAAAGCCACGGTGCAGAATGGTCATAATCTGCTCGTCGGCAGTTGACTTTTGAGGAGTCAGGTAGCCGGCGCCAGAGGTGCCCCAGGCCGCCGAGGAGAGGATTTGCTCTTCGCTGGGGTTGATGGGGTCGAAGAAGGGCACGCGCACGCGGGTGCCGCCGCTACGGGCGTCCAGAGCAGCGTTGCGTTGCACGATGCCGCTTTGGATCCACTTCGATTGCTCGAAGATGCCCTCGCTGGTATAAGCGAGAAACTCAGGACGTGCGACAAGATCCGACAGGAATGTACCGCCGGAATAGTTTTCAAGAGCAGCAGTCATTGTGGGCTCCTAATGGGTTTACGGGAGTTGCCCCACAGGGGCTATCGTGCTCCAGCCTCTGATTTCAACAGCCGGGCTTTGTCGGGATCCTTGGCGAGCATCATCATTTGTTGAGTGATGTTCCAGGAATCCTTTAGCCAGGGGTTGGTTTGGCCGGGAAGCGCGGTGGCGCGGGCACTACCCGGGACACCCATACCAGCGCGGTTCGTGGCGGCGAAATGATGCTCGTAACCACTGCCTGGATTTTTGAGGTTGGCGATATATTCGCCTACCGGAACTTCGACGCCGCCGACAACAGCCACAGGCTGTCCTTCTTTGGTGCGTAGGTTCTCCTGCAATAAACGATACAGCTGATCGGGTGCTAATGCACCAGCTTGTGACAGTTGGGCGATGGCCGAGGACTTCAGCTGCTCTTGTGTGAAACCTTGTTTGATCTGATCGACTTCGCTTTCTTTGGCGGAAAGCTGTTGCTTGAGTTCAGAAACAGTTTGCTGGGCCTCTTCCCACAAAGTTTTGTACTCGCCGGATTCGGCCAGTTTTGTGGTTTTGGCTTGTTCTTGGGCAGCGCGGATTTCGTCGAGCTGCTTCTGTAGGGTTTCGCGATTTTCGCGGTCCTTGCGGCGCTCGGCGATTAACTCTTGGTTCTTCGCACGAAGGGCTTCAAGTTGGCTGGCCAAGTCGGAACTCTCAGCCACAGGCTGGGGAACACCAGGCTCCACGGGAACTACTGGTGCGTTCTGGTCTTCAGGCACGATGTTGTACTACTTGGACAGTCTTAGTTTACAAGAAAAGAATCAGTAGGTTCCATCGTTGGTTGAGGCCGGATCGCCTTGGTA